AAAGTTACATCAAAAATTTAGCACTCGATTTCCCCAAGTGCTAATTATTTAACTATTTAAGGTCTTTTACGTTACGTACGTGTAGCATAGTGCCTTTAGGTTTTTTACAGTGACTTTTTCCGCACGCTTGGCCGTCTTTGTAGCTTAAAAAGCAATTGCGTGCGCCATCTGTACCAATGGTAAGTGTCTGATTGTATCTACCATGGCCACTGCATTTAGTAAGCTTGTCCTTTGCATATACGTTCATATAGCACTTAATATTGTCAATCGTAAGATACTCTACAACAGCAATAACATTAGACGTTTTCTTTTCCTCAATTTTTTTGCTCATAATACCTTCTGTGATTGCTTTAGCACATTTATCTGCATCCCACTTTTTAACATCGTCCTTATCATCCACAAAGCAACATTCAATCAACATTGCTGGAGCATTGGTTCCCCATAATACATAAAGACTAGAGTTTACTTTTACTCCACGATTATGGATACCAAGAGCCTTTGATATATTAGCCGCAACAAGTTCAGCAGATGCTACTGGAGAGTTTTTTGATTTGTCATACACATATACCTCAACACCACCAGTATCGCCATCACCTTTCTTATCGTTGCGTCCACAGTTTAAGTGGATGGATATGTCGATATCAACCTTGTGAGCATTGCATTTTTTAACAATATTTACAAGGTTAGCATTTTCTGTTTTACCTGTATCATCTGTGCAATCGTACACTGTATGCCCTGCAGTCCTAAGTAAATTGATTACCTTAGCCTTAACTTTGCGGTCCTCTGTCAGCTCGTCCAACAAGTTATGTGCTCCTGGTGTGAGTTTATTGTGACCACCATGTACATTGATTTTCATGCTATTCCTCACTTTCTTCTATTTTTGGATGACTACATTTATAGCCACGGCCAATCCCGTTCCTTCGTAGTTACAATATTTGCATTCAGCACATTTCATTTTAATTACCTCTCTTTTCTTTACACATATAATTATAACATATAATTATAACATATATGTAAAAATATTATAAGAGTTAAATTATAGTTTTATAACCTCAATATACGTTCCGAATGAACCTTTTAACAGTGTCATATCTCCTGTATTGTTTAATTGTAACCCTATTCTTTCTCCTGCATTAAATGTATAACCAAAAGTCATACGCTTATAAGTTGAGTGCCCTGTTTCTCCGATAATATTATCTTGACATAATACAGTAGGTGTAGAACCACCTTTTTCGAACATAACACAACGATAATTTGCAAATGTAGTTGACTTATTTGCAACTCCTACATTTACTAGATATGTACCACTTTCTTCAATTGTTATACAACCGTCATTTGATAAATGATATATTCCACTTATATTATTACCTACAATACTCTCCATTTTTACTAGCACATACGCTGAACTGCTTTGAGGTACAGTCTTATCATTATCTAATCTAATCTTTCCTCTATTGCCTCTAATAGTAGGTGCTACATAGAATGGATATGGATTTTCAATAAATCTCTTATAAACACAAACCCATTGGAGATTGAAAGTTTTATCATTATTAGATACATATATTGTAATGTTATTACTACTTACACTTTCTAATCGTAAATAGGCTACGTACAAGTTGTTTTTCATAGGTTTGCAAGCTAAACTAGCTCCATTTGATTTTACTGATGGTGCATCTCCTGTACCCTTAATAAGAATAGTATAATATCCTTTATCTAAAGGGGAAAGTGTTGTATAGTTTATACCAGTTGTATTATTGATTGTATGAGTTTGATTACCATTAACAATATTCTGACCTATAATATAATTGATTCCGTTATAGTCTGGTCTAGCACATAATACGATTAAATCTCCCATAGATGCTATATCCGTACTTGCTACTGATACAACATTTACACGCCCTTTATTAGCATCAATATATCTTACCTTATTATCAACCGTAAGGTTTAAAAATAAAGCTACATGAGAAATATTTAAAAAAGAACCTGGAACTGGATCACCTTTCCAAAACAATAAATCTCCTGTTCTTAAGTTTGAAAAGTTAGTATTTGGTGTAAAAGCCATGCCTAAATCGAAAAAATATTTTCCCACCATGTTTGCATATCTTCTAAACTGTTCTGTTCCATTATCATAAATATTTACAGCATAAGGATAATCAGGTATATTATTGTACTTGTTACCACCTAAAGCATATCTTGAAGTTTCATATTTTACACCGTTTAAAGCTAGACATATTAATGTACTACAATCAATAGCTAGTCTGTTTCCGTCACTATCAATAGTATCATTTAAAGCAGTATTATTATCATAGAATAATTTATCATTGTTATAATAATAAGATAATATACATTCTATCATTTCATTTACTGCATATGCATTATTTTTAGTATCTTTATAAGGCAATTTCTTATCTAATTTATCAGCAATCATTTCGTCTATATAAGGTTTAAAAATATCGAAAAGAGTACCATCATTTAGCCATTTTTCTAATATTTCAATTGTTATACCTTTTATTTCTTGAGATATTTTTTCATATATTTTTAATAACTGCTTATATAATTCCGTTAAATTAGCATTACTTTCTAATAATAATTTATACTGATATATTAAAAATCCTAAATCACTATCATAATTTCTAGTATGCGGAAATTCGTTATAATAAGCCATTATATATCACTCCTTTACATAATAAATAACATAAACTCTTTATAAAACATATCCGTTATTAAATCATATATATTAAGTTTCGGTCTTATTTGCAATTCTGATTCTAACATTTGCTGAGAAGTTGTAACTCCTATATTTCCATGTATCCAATTCATTTCCGTTTCTTTTCCTGTTTCATCATTTTTATTATTTCCACTATCTGTCAAATCACTTACATTTTCTTGTGTTTTATCATTATTGTATTTGTTACTGTTTTTAAATTCTTCCCCATCATATGGTGAAACTTGTTCTATATTAACATCATTTTCTGTTATTTCTTCTTTTGTATTTGTATTACTATTATATTCATAATTATTTGTTTTTGTACTATCTCTATTTATAAACTCTTTTCTATCATAGTTTTCTATCATTTCATATTCTAAAGTGCAAGCCTCATAAAGCCTATTAAAAACCTCTTTATTCTTTAAAAAGAAGTTTTGTATCTTCATATTTAGCAATGGCATATCATAAAACATAGGTTCATTCAAACCGCACTTATCAATAATAGTATTAACAAGTATTTCTTTATCCACTCCACTAGGAATGACAATATCTTTGAATACTTTTTCTATACCATATAAATTTAGTATGTTTAAAAAATTCATTCTAGTTCACTTCCTGTCATTTCTTTTTGAAGTCTGCTTATTACCTTTTCATTTAATGATACTTTCATATTTGTTTTAAAAATTCTATTTGCTTTTTCAAAACATTTATTCATTGTATCACACCATAAATTTATCAAAGCGTTACACTCTTCATTATTTGCATTTACTTCATCACTATTCAATCTTTCACGTTTTGAAGTATTAGCGTTGTTTATTCCTATTTCTGTTAGAAACTCATTCATAATAGTTCTCTTACAATCAAGAACTTCTTTTCCTATAAAAGTATTTTTTGCGTTTAATATATCAACGCTTATATTATCACTTACACCATTATCTTTTTTCAAAAATACAGCCGGTTTCCCTGTTGAAACTTCATCATACATTTTCTTTAAACTTTTAACTTCTGCATCTGTACTACCCCAAAAAACTGCACTTACTCTACTGTTCATCAAGCTAGTATTTAGTGTACCATCACATTGTGCAAGTAGTAAAGCATATCTCTTTATTAATGGATATACACTGCTAAACGTTCCTCTAACATAATTAAAATATAGTAATTCTGCATCTTTTCCAATTTCTCTTTTGAAACTACCTAAAACATGGTTAGCAATATTAATTTCTAAAGGGAAATTATAAGCGTTATTTTTTTCTATTCCACACACTAAAATATAAATATTACCATTATATGAAACAATCCCAAGGTTTCCATTTTGAAAAAGGTTGTCTTTTAAGTAATCAACATTTACTGTTATAGGCATATTTTCAAAATTAAAAATAGAATATAGTTTTAACCATAATTGTTTTTCATAATATAAATAGGAAGTATTGTCTAGTCCCCTAACTTCTTTAGGACTAGGACTTAAAAAATTACTTACTAAGTTAAAAAACCCGTTATTCAATGAAAACACCTCCATCCAATAAAGCATTTATCTTTGTTGCCATATCCTCATTATCACATTGTACACTTGCATTTACTGTTTGTGTAAAACCCGACAATGATGAAAGACTAACATTTTTATTCAGTGGTCTACCGTTAGTTTTTGCAATTGAACTAGGTTCTTGATTTGTATTATGACATATAGAAAATAAATATACACTTTTCCAATCTCCAATACTTGCATATATAGAAGAACCACCACTTGTCCTTCCTGTAGTTCCAAGTGAACGTTGTTGTGATGAAATAACACCTTGTATAGCACTTGATATAGCTCCACCAATTCTACCAGTTGCCAATCCACCAATAACTCCAACTGCACTAGATATTGTAGATAAAGAATTTCCTTTTATTGTTCCTATTGAAGTTTCAATAGCAAAATTACAATCTCCTTTATATATATTGTCTACAATGTACGTTCCAGCTCCTGTAATTCCATCTATTGCTAGTTTAATATGTAAAGAAGTTTTGTCTATCACATCATTAGGGTTTATTTCTACGAAACCATGAGCAGGTAAAAAAAGCATTAATGATGTAAAGGGTTGTTGATTTCTAAAATCGTTAAATTGAAATGGTATATCAATATCACATTCATAGTATTTCATATTATATGGAAACATTCCACTTATACCACTGTTCCAACTTCCTAAATATATTTCTACATCACTACTACTCCAATTTAATGGTATTCTTCGCATTGCTAGAACACTATCATAAGCCCCTTTTAGTTCCTTTTCATTTTCTGTAAGCCAAGATTTAAAATCTTCACTTCCTAGCTTATTAGCTAAGGCAATAGCAGATACTGCTTTTAACCAACATACACCACTAACTCCATTAGGTGGTTTTGATGTTACATACTCAAGTACAAAAGTAGGATTAGCAACATCACCATCAGTTAAAATAACACTGCTTGTACTGTCTATTGTAGCTCTATCTACGGTACTCAATCTAGGATCAATAATTCTATCATCAAAATTACTTTGAGAATATTGTACGTAAGCTATGGTATTTAGAATTTCATTTCTATAGCTTGCTAGAACATCAATACTACATACTATTTCAAAAACTTCACTTCTAATATAATTTATATCCTTTATATAGTAATATTTATTTCGAAACTTTACATAGTTATATTGACTAGGATTGAAAGAAACTTTAAAAGAGGGGTTATATAATGAACACTGTTCTTTTAACAATACACTTTTTTCAACTCCACCACTAGGAACTTTCAAACTGTTTATCCTTTTCTTAAAAGTATAAAGTGTTATGTTCATACTTACCCCTCTTTTCTATTTACCGTCTTTTACATCGTCTTTTACATCGTCTTTTACATAGAATAAAATAAAATTTTCTGATAAATCATTGAAATATAAATCTTTTAAATGCCAATAAGTATTGTAATATAAACCGGCCGAGTTAAAAGGTGTCGTAGAAGTAATCTGTTCTTTCTTCATAATTCCTAAAGCTTCACGATCGAATAGCATACAAATAATATTATCAACCGTTGTTTCACTTCCATCACTTGCTTTTTTAATATTGATAGAAGTAGGGCTTTTTGCTGATTGTAAGAATGGAAGTTCTTTAAACCCATTCAATTTTACATAACTTTCATTAAATGCAGCATATTGAACTACAGTTTCGAATTGTTGTTCCCAATCAGTTAAAACATATAATCTCTGCATTTCTAAAGGTGTGTGTCTTGTTTCTGTTCCGTCATTGTAAAGAGTAGACATTGAAACCATTTTTTTACTATACTTTTTAATTGTACCGATTGCATAACGTAAGAAATCAGCATCAAAATAAGCATCTTTAACTTTTAACGTTGTTCCTTTTGCTGTGTTATATTCAGCAAGAAGATTAATTGCACGAGTTGGCGTGTCAATAATTTCACCAATATAGTTATTTAAACAGTTACGCCCTAATTCCTCTAGTGATAACTCAATCTTGTTTTGTACTTCTCCAAAAACTGCACCAATGAAACCACCCATCTGTACTTCTCCAAGGAAAGCCTCTTCTAATTGTTTTCTTTGAATTGTAACCTTAATTTGGTATGGAGTTTCTGTAACAAATAATTTCTGTCTTGCTTTAGGTTTTGAAACCTTAAACATATCAATCGGTGTACCATCAGTTAGTCCGTAACTTTCATCACTTTCAGCCTCTGGCATAGAAATTTTAATTTTCTGTACGATTGCACCAAAAGTAAAGTTATCTACCATTAAATCATCAAACATAGAGCGATACTGCCTATATGAAATGATTGTTTTTCCAATTCTCTGTACTAATGTATTTAGGAAATTGTCTGTGTTTGTTTGACTAGATAATACCGTATTTCCTAAAGCAATAATTCCTTGATTGTCTACAACTGTTAAATTTTCTGTTCCTAATGCTTGATTACAAACACTATTTACAACATCATAAATCTGTTTTACTTCCATATATTATCAATCCTTTCTATTATATTTTGAAAATGCTTTTAAACTATCTTCTACATTTGTATCACTACCTTGTGACAATACTAATTTAGCGTTCTCTTTTTCTAAATTAGAAATAGTTTTTCTCATTTTCTTCATATCTTCTTTTTGTTCTTCAAACAATTCACGCAAAGCCTGTAACGTGGCTGATTCGTTTTCAGTTGTGTTTTCAGTTGTGTTTTCAGTTGTGTTTTCAGTTGTGTTTTCAGTTGTGTTTTCAGTTGTGTTTTCAGTTGTGTTTTCAGTTTCTTTTGGCATAATAGATTCACTCCTTTATTATATATAATAAAGAGGGCTTTGAGTATCCCTACTGTGACACGAGTTCGGCTCGTTTGGATTTGTCACCCCTCATTTATAGTATAGCAGAATTTTACATTTATGCATGGTAAAGTTTTACTTGAACATCGAAAGAACTTGAAGTTTTACATCATAGTCATAATATAAAACATTTTTACTTTCTATGTTATAAAATAAAAACATTCCATAATCTCTTTTTAATATGTTTATCGTTTCGATAGTATACTTTTTACAATCTGCTTTTCTATAAGAAACATATACTTTACTACTATTCTTTATTTGGAAGAATGTTAAATCTTCATAAGAGAATAAAGGAATTAATGTATTAGCACGTACTTTCTTAACATCATCAAAAGTATCATTTACAAAATCGTTGTTCAATGACATTTCATAGAAAGAAGTACCTTTTGTTAGTTTGTATAAAGCAGTTTCTTTTTTCTTTTCTGTTATTCCTAAACCACTAGGTAATGCTAAATAAATACCTCTTTCATTATCAATAAATTCTTTCTCGCCTGTTATCTTCATTTGTCTTATTGTTTCTCCTAGTTTCAATGCTTTTATAATATCATTATCTAGGCTATTACTGTTTGAAAGCATTATAACCTTTATAGGCTTTTTACCCAAAATTTCCTTATTTCTCATTACTGTTTCTAACATATTAAAGAATAGTTCGCTTTCATTTTTTATGGTGTTTCTAGGTGTTGTACTTATAAACTCATCAAACACTATATAATCTATCATAGAAAAGTCACTACCCCTAAACTTTCCAAAAGTTGAAAGTGAACCACCTAATCCCAATATTTTATCTTCTTCCATTATTACATAACTATCTTCATTTTTTATCATTTCTACTTTTCTGTTTAAATCTTCATTTAATGTAAGAAATGGATTGTTTACTTCTTTACAACAGTTTTTTACTTCTGTTTCTGTTCTTCTTACATACATAAATCTGCAATCATTTTCCAATAACCCTTTTAATATACTATATGTTTTCCCTATACCACGTCCACCTATTATCATATAAATAAAAAAGGTGGTTTCTTCCACCTTTTCCCAACCGTTATAAAACAATTTCGATTGTGTTGAATGTTCCATTAGTACCTTCTCCTTGTTTAATAATAAGTGGTAACTCGGAAATAGACATATCTTCATCAGCACATAATTCTAAAATATCTCCTAAATTGGAAATTAATGTTTTTGAATTAGTACCAATTAGATGATTATCTGTCGTTCTAATTGTTAAACAATCCATTTCAACACTTTCCCCTGTGTCATTATCTACAATTGTATTATGTGTAATAACATAATCTTGTAAATTAAATTGCACACCTACACATTTCTTAGCTGATTCACTATCACTGTTTTTTGCTAGTGCATAAGCTTTCAACTTGTCTAAATTACTTTCTACTACTTTCATACTCATTGTTTTTGCCATATCTTATCTCTCCTTTTTTCTTATGGGGTAGTAATTTCTAGACATTTTATCAATTCATCATAAGACATATAGTTATAATGATTTTTTAAAATCTTAAGTTCTCGCAATGTAAATTCTGTTTTTCCTACTAATTTATTATATGCGGTTTTTTCGCAACATTGTAATATTTCAGCAAGAACCTTACAATTTCTAGTCATATCTTACCACCTCACACTTATATTATACAACATATTGTAATTAATTGCAACATAAAAAGAATTATTCTTCCTTTTTTTCTTCTAATAAGGTTAGCATTTTAATGACATTATTATTCATTGTTTGCATTTGTTCCATAAATCTATTCATTGTGTTATTATTATACCACATAAAATAAATTAATACTCCTACTGGAACACCTAATTTAGAAATAGCCTCGATAACTGTTTCCATATAATCACTCCTTTCTTATTAATTATAACATAATGTATTTAAAATTGAAAGCATTGTATCTGTAATACCTAAAGTATACGTAGTATCTACCATTGCAATATTACTAGCAGTTTCTATCTCAACATCATTTACCTTTATTGTATGTATTGGCTCATTATTATAATAGGCAGTAGTTCTTCCGCTATCATAGAAAGTAGTACCAATTTCAAAAGCATATATACCGCCTTTTTGTTCTAGTTCTCTAGCTCCTTTTTCTTTATTCAATCCCGAAACTGTAACTCCTATTTTATTTTTCTTTTTATCTATATAAGCATACTTCTTACTTCCTAAAGTTTTAAATTTTATATATCCTACTTCTTTATCATACAATCCTAGATAGTATTTTTCATTCTTATACTCTACATAGTTTTTAACATTTATAGACTTACAATAATCATTCATTTCTTTATTTACTTGTTCGAATACATAATCATAATTTCCAACAAATTTCACACTATCTGTATCACAATAAACAACGTCTAAACCTATCATATCTATAGGTTTTTGTAGGTTTTTTCTACAATAAGCAGTTACAAAAACACCCCACTGATAACACAGGAAACTATTTCTAGAATTATAATATTTTTCTAACTGTTTCTCATTATCATCATTTTCTTCTATTGTATATTCTCCTGTTTCTGCATTAAATAAATATAGTTCATGTAGTATATCGGTAACACACATTCCAAAAATAGCATTTAACTTATTTTTACTTTTCATGTATTCATATTCTTTTCCATCTACATTTTTTAATGTACTTTTATTATAATAGTATTCTAGTATTTTTTCTCTTAGTTCTATAGGCAAATATTCTTTTCTTGAAAAGAAAAAATCTGTTACATATAAATCTTTAAAGTTATATTGTTTTTTCATTATATCATAATCAATATTAGTCATATAAATTTCTAGATAATCAGCATTTAAAATTCTTCCATTATAGTTAGAATAATTTTTTATCTTTTCACATTTTGAAAATGGTATATATGGAATTGGTACATTATCTTTTACACTAACATCAGTTAAAATATACTTTCCTATTGTACAATATTTACTATTATATTTTTCGAGTTCTTCCTCTGTTTGCATAGTTCCTCTCATAAACTCCCCGACTGGAAATTTCTCTGTAAGCATCACATATGGATATGCACTACCCATATCATAACTACCTACATCATCAAGAACCATGTTTGTTAAATATCTATTACTAGCAGTATTTCCCCCTCTAAAACATTTTTTAAGAATGTTATATAATTCTAAATCAAGTTTTGATTGTAAAAATAGTTTTCTATTATTTTTATTTTTTCTCATTGCATTTCTACAATCTCTACGAACATATCCTGTACTAGTTAGTGGGATTGTGTCTAGTGTATCATATTTCAATTCCTCTAAAATAGCATGGTATAAACCTTTAACATCATTGTAACAGTAACCATATTCTTTTAAAGTTAGATTATCTTTTGTTGTTCTTACTTTTCTATAATCTAAATCCCCATTACCTTTTAAATATTTACCGCCTGTATTTTCAATAAATTTTAATAGATTTTGATTACTTAAATAATAAGAACAACGAAATTCAAAAACATCATCAACTACACACTTTAGAACTTTATGGCTATCTGTAGCAAAAACACTATTTACTTTAACAAAATTATAAAAGAATTGAAATTCATATGAAAGATTATGAACATATACAACTAACTTTTTATTTTGATGTAATTCATATTTTTTCTTTAATAATCGCAAAATTTCTTTAAATTCTTTCCAAGTTCTAAAGAATAATACTTTATCTTCAATGCACATTTGATGATGGTATGCATAACCCATATAACAATCCTTATTTTCTCGTAGCGATCTAATTGTATCTTTTATTGTACTTGTTTCTATATCATATGTAATCGGAAGTTCTATATACTTACTTTTTCCCTTTTGTTCTGCTACTAAATCACAAAAAGGAAAGTCGCTTATATCATAGGCATATTCAGTAATATAGTTATCTTCCTTCTCATATAAACAACTAACCTCTATCATACAATCACTACTTTCTTTTTCGTTTTACGTTTTTTCTATTTTTTCTATTTTTTCTATCTCTTAAGTTATATAAATTCCTTTGAATATTCGTATAGTCTGGTCTTTTTTTACTAGCCAATTGTTTTCTATATCTTTTAAACTCTCTTAAAAACTCTTTAACACTAACATTTCCATCTTTTGTAATATCTACAAAATCCTCTATTATTTGGGTAGAAGATAAATATTTGTTATTTAAAAATTCACCAGCTCCATTTTCAATAAAATTTAAAAATTCTTTTCTTCCTATTATAATACCTTTTTTATCATTCAATACTTTTACTGCTTCATCAATACGTTTTTCCTGTATTCCTTTTACACCTCGTACTGTTGTAGTATCTGAGTATATCTTTATATTAATTTGTAAACCCATTTCATATAAAGTTTGTAATGGATATTCATTTAATACATTATAAGAAGTTGAATATCTAGGCTTTTCTTTTCCTGTTTCTAATTGTGCTCTCTCATAACCATAGCTATCATTACTCAATCCTTTTTTCTCAATACGATAAAATCTTTGATTTACTTGTTTACTCATTTTTATGACCTTATTAATGATACTATTCTTATCTTTTATCTGTCTTAGTTCTCTTAGTATTCTGAAATTATCCTCATAATCTTTTTGAGCATTATATTTCATATATATCCACCTCATTATGATTATATATCATTATGTAATTAATTACAATACAAAATACGCTATTTCTAACATATTTTTTTTAATCATATATAGTTAAATAAATTAGCACTTGGGGAAGTTGAGTGCTAAATTTTTGATGTAACTTT